ACCATGGATTGATCTTCATTCTTGACTGGTCTGGATCTATGTCAGATGTTCTTACGGATACTATCAAGCAACTGTTCAACTTGATCTGGTTTTGTAAGAAGGTCAGCATCCCCTTCGAGGTATATGCTTTTACTAGTGACTTCCCTAAGTTTGGATTCACTCTTGATGAGAATGGTGATCGTGTTTACAAGTCTCCTCCAGATACATATAAGAAGCAGGATGGTGTCTTGCAAGTTTATGAGCAGTTCTCTTTGATGAACATGTTCTCTAGCAAGACAAAGGTTAAAGAACTGGACAACCAGATGAAGACTATCTTCCGTATTGCGGAAGGATTCAATCGCAATTACTACACTTACTATTCTATCCCCAGCAATCTGTCCCTGTCAGGAACTCCTCTGAACGATACTCTTATCGCTCTTCATGAGATTATTCCTCAATTCAAAGAGAAGAACAATGTTGAGAAGGTTCAGTGTGTGGTTCTCACTGATGGTGAAGCACCTCCTCTGAAGTATCACAAGACTGTTCAGCGCCATTGGGAGAATGAACCTTATCTGGGTGTCCGTCAAGTCTGCAACAACAATTGCATTCTCCGTGACCGTAAACTTGGAACCACTTATTCTCTGAATGGTAATTGGTATGAGGTTACTGATGTCCTCCTGACCCATCTCAAGGATAAATTCAAGGATACTAACTTTATTGGTATCCGTGTCCTCGAAGGTCGTGATGCTCACGGTTTCATTGCCCGTTACTATGGTCGATGGAATGATGATCATGATCGCATCCATGCTATCTGGAGGAGGGAACGTGCATTTACGATCACTAATTCTGGTTATCATTCCTACTTTGCTATGTCTGCCACTTCTTTGGCACAGGACAACACCTTTGATGTCAAAGAGGATGCAACCAAATCTCAGATCAAGAGTGCATTTGTCAAGAGTCTTCGCACTAAGAAAATGAACAAGCGAGTCTTGAACGAGTTCATCGATCTGGTCGCTTGATAAACTGTCCATGGGGGACCTGAATCCCCCCATCTGTCCACTATACTAACTTCAGTTCAAACAAATCCAATGGGTCTCTCCAAAGAAGGCATCGTCAGTTCTCTGCAAGATCTCTACGGAGATTCTGTGACTGCAGCAGACATTCGCGCTTGGTGTGCGATGAACGATGTTAACTACCAGACCGTTACTAATAAACTTGCTGACTGCAAAGTCAGTCGTGGCAAGTGGAACCTGACTGTTCAAGAAAAACTGGAGCAGAACTATCAGGCACCTGCCGCAATGCCCGCTATCGAACAGAACCTTATCCCTGAAAAAGATGATTCCTTCGTCAAGTTTGGCAATTTCGCTGATGTTAAAAAAATTATTCAGTCCCGTCTATTCTATCCGACGTTCATTACAGGATTGTCTGGCAACGGCAAAACGCTCTCAGTTGAGCAAGCGTGTGCAACGTTGGGTCGGGAACTGATTCGTGTAAACATTACTATTGAAACCGATGAAGATGATCTTATTGGCGGCTTCCGTCTTGTTAATGGTGAAACCGTCTGGCACAATGGCCCAGTCATTGAAGCACTCCAACGAGGAGCTATCCTGCTCCTTGATGAGATCGACCTCGCTAGTAACAAAATTCTCTGTCTCCAAAGTATCCTTGAAGGAAATGGAATCTTTCTTAAAAAAATCGGAAAGTTTGTTCGACCCACTGCAGGTTTCAATGTCATCGCAACCGCAAACACTAAAGGTAAAGGTTCAGATGATGGACGATTCATTGGAACTAACGTGCTCAACGAAGCATTCCTTGAGCGATTCCCAGTGACCTTTGAGCAGTCTTATCCTACGGTCTCTGTTGAGAAGAACATTCTCTCCAAGATTTGTAGTGATGATGACTTCTGTCAGCGTCTTGTAGATTGGGCAGACATTATCCGTAAGACCTTCTATGACGGTGGTATCGAAGAGATCATCAGCACCCGCCGTCTGGTTCACATTGTCAAAGCATATGAGATCTTTGGCAATAAGGAGAAGGCAATGCAGGTCTGTATCAATCGATTTGATGAAGACACTAAGCAGGCATTCCTGGAACTCTATGACAAAGTTGATGCTGACTTTGACCTGACTGCCACTGGCGAGAAGGTATACGTTGACCAGGAGATTGGATCCTGATATAATGATATCGGATAACTATGCCTCATGACCCCCGCTACTTTGTAATGGATCAAGTAAAGCATTCTGCATATTATTACGACTACAATCGTAATGACCTTGATAGACCAGACCCCTTCGCAACACCTAACCAAGACTTTTGGGAAGAGGATGGGTTTAGTTTGACAGGTAACCCTGGCGCTATTGCACCAGACACTATTTCATTCGACCTTACTATGGAACCCGAAAAAATTGATTTGAACCTTGATCAACTCACGAACAATGGTTTTTGGAAGTATGAAGAAGATAAGACCATGAAGGAGATCCGTGAGTATCTCTCCTCAACATATAAATCTCACTACACCTCTCAAGAGTCTAAAACTCAAACTCTTGACTTGATTGAGAGCATTGGTGACTCGGAACCATTCTGTCGATCTAATGCAATTAAATACCTGTCTCGATTTGGCAAGAAGAATGGTAAGTCAAAACAAGACATCCTGAAGGCAATTCACTATTGCATTCTTCTCTACCACTTCTCTGGACTGCATAATGAAATTAAGGGAACCTATGAAACTTTCTGATAAAACGATCAACCTTCTGAAGAACTTCTCAGACATCAACCAGTCTATCCTGTTCAAGAAGGGTAACAAACTTCGCACCATCTCTGTGATGAAGAACATCATGGCAGAAGCGGAGATTCAGGAAGATTTCCCTAAGGACTTTGCGATCTATGATCTGACTCAGTTCCTTCGCGGTGTGTTCCTGCACAATCATCCAGAACTTGATTTTGCTAATGATGGACACGTCGTTATTCGCGAAGGCAAGACTCGCTCTAAGTACTTCTTTGCTGATCCCAGCGTAATCGTAGTACCTCCTGAGAAGTCTCTAACTCTCCCCACAATGGATGTAGAGTTTGAACTTGCCGCAGAGCAACTGGAGAAGATCCGCAAAGCAGTTCTGGCATTCCAACTTCCTGATCTATCTGTTGTTGGTGAAGCAGGGGTTGTCAAACTTGTTGTCCATGACAAAAAGAATGATACCTCCAATGACTTCCAGGTTCTTGTTGGTGAGACCGATGGAGAGTTCTGCTTCCACTTCAAAGTGGAGAACATCAAGGTTATTCCTGGTGATTACAAGGTCAGCATCTCCAGTAAACTTTTGTCAAAGTTTGTCAACACTGACTATGATCTGACCTATTATATTGCTCTGGAACCTGATTCTAACTTCTGATGCGTACTCTTACGTTGATGAGGATTGTGGGTAGCATTGGTGTCATTGCTGCCTATTTCATTATCCTCCATGTCAATGTTCTTACGGGTGTGATCATCAACTTTATCGCTGATCTGATCTCGATTCCGTATTTTGCAAAAACAAAAGCCTGGGATGTGGTGATTATGTTATCATTCCTACTGGCAATTTCAATGTCAAAACTGGTACAATGAACATAACCCAAGCGATGACCCTCTTACTTTTATCTAAGTGCTTGGTTCATCCGCATCTGGGTCTATGCTTCATTCTCTTTATTACTGATCCAAAAAACAAGATTGGATATGACTCGTGATGAATTCCTTTGGGTTGAGAAGTATCGACCCAAAACAATTGAGGATTGTATCCTCCCCAAGGAGATCAAGAAGACCTTTGTGGAATTCTTGTCTAAGGGTGAGGTCCCTAACCTCCTTCTTGCTGGACCTGCTGGGTGTGGTAAGACAACCATTGCTAAAGCACTCTGCAACGAACTGGGAGTAGATGTTTATGTCATCAATGGATCCGATGAAGGACGATTCCTTGATACCGTCAGAAACAATGCGAAGAACTTCGCTTCGACCGTATCTCTTACGTCAACTGCTAAGCACAAAGTCATCATCATTGATGAGGCAGATAACACAACCCATGACGTACAACTCCTCCTACGGGCGTTTACTGAGGAGTTTGCTGGCAACTGCAGGTTCATCTTTACCTGCAACTACAAAAACAAAATCATCGAACCCCTCCACTCCCGATGTGCAGTGGTCGAGTTCTCAATCCCCGCAAGCAAGCGTCCAGAGATGGCATCCAAGTTCTTTGGACGCCTCCAACAAGTCCTGGATGCAGAGGGTATTGAATATGATAACAAGGTCCTGGTAGAACTTATCAATAAGCACTTCCCAGACTGGCGTCGTGTCTTGAATGAGTGTCAACGTTATTCTGCTGGAGGTAAGATTGATGCAGCGATTCTCGCGTCTTTTAGTGAGGTCAAGACTGATGAGTTGGTTAAACGACTTAAGGAGAAGAACTTCCCTGAAGTACGTAAATGGGTCGTTAATAACCTGGACAATGATTCTGGTGTACTTCTGCGTCGTATTTACGATGCTTGTTACACATCCCTTGTACCTTCTACTATTCCTGCTGCTGTGCTCATCATTGCTAAGTATCAGTATCAAGTTGCTTTCGTTGCCGATCAAGAGATTAATCTTCTGGCGGCGCTAACTGAAATTATGTGCGAGTGTGAATTCAAATGAAAAAACAACCTAGGCAAAAGAAGTCCAGAATGTATTATTACTTCTGGGCAGTCATGACTGCCACTGTCCTTCTTGGACAAATTTATGTCGGCACGGGATACCGTGTCATGGCAGGTGAGGTTCTTAGACTCACCAACTTCCTAAATTCTCTTACTGTCGAACGCGAGGTTATCTAAATGAACGTTAAACTTGTCCGCACCACCTCTGGTGAAGATGTCATCTGTGAGGTGTTGAATGAGACCGATGACTCTGTTACCTTCTCCAACGCAATCGTTGCAGTTCCTGCAGGTAACGGTCAGATTGGTTTTGCTCCCTGGTCTCCTCTCCTCAGCAAAGAGGTGAAGGAATTGACAATCGACAAAAAGTTTGTAATGTATATTGCAGACGCACAGGACCAGATCGTGACTGAGTATCAGTCTATGTTCAGTCCCATCATCGCTCCTAGCAAGAAACTCGCTCTCTGAGTCTTTTATTTTATTATGATTAACATTGATCGCATCAACCTTGAAGAGTTCTTTGGTTGCGTAAACGCCACTAATACCAAAGAGATGAAGTCTAATGCATTCAAAACCATTCGTACTTGGTTGCAGGAGAAGTCCTTTGCCAAGTGGAGTGATGGTCAACTTGAATATGTTGGAGACTTCAAAGATGGAGTTGATTTTGTCTCTGATGACAACATCAACTATGAGATGAAGGGTAAACTCAAGATGTTCAACAAGAATGGGTCTACCTCATCAATCGTTCTTAAGAACTTCCAGGGTGACAATAAAGTGATTGAGAAGACCTTTGACTATATGCTCCTGGTTGATACTGGATCTATGGCAATCGGTATTACTGATTGGGACACTGTGGAGAAGCGTATTTACTACACTCCCAAATCTCCTACCGCTAAAGTCAAGTTCCTTCCAGGTGACTTTACTATCCTTGCTAAGGACATTAAACCTGCAGATAAGAGTATTACTTCTGCTGAAATTCTTGAGAACCTGCAGGAGATTCTTTGATGAAGAGTTACAAGACTCCTCTCCGCTACCCTGGAGGCAAGTCTAGGGCGTGTAAAAAGATGGATCCATACTTCCCTGATCTCAGGGATTATAAGGAGTATCATGAACCTTTCATTGGTGGTGGTAGTGTCGCTATCCATGTTACCAAGAAGTATCCACACCTGAAGGTCTGGGTAAATGATCTTCACTATCCTCTGGCAACCTTCTGGCAACAATTGCAAGAGAATGGGTCAAAAATGGAGGAGATTCTTGATGGATTAAAATCAAAGTTTCCAGATCCAGATCGTGCTAGAGGATTGTTCACTTCTGCAAAACAATATGTAGAAGAAGATAATTCAGATCCTCTGTGGACTGCTATCTACTTTTATGTTGTTAATAAGTGCTCCTTCTCTGGGTTGTCTCAATCATCTTCATTCTCAAGTCAGGCATCCATTAGCAACTTCTCTCGCAAAGGGATTCTTAAATTGAGTGGTTATCAACAACTTATACATAATTGGACGATAACTAATTACTCATACGATCAAATTTTAGACGAATCTTCGGAACGATCTAATGTATTTGTTTATCTTGATCCACCTTATGACATTAAAGATAATCTCTATGGTGCAAAGGGTGGCACGATGCATAAAGGATTTGATCATGATAAGTTTGCAGAGGACTGTAACAATTCTTCTACAGACATGATGATTAGTTACAATTCTGATCAACTTGTGAGAGATCGATTTACTGACTCTAAATGGAGAACGGGTGAGTTTGATCTTACATACACCATGAGGTCTGTTGGTGATTACATGAGTGATCAAAAAGAACGTAAAGAACTACTCTTGATGAACTATGAATGCAAAAGTATCACTGTACAAAGCGGGCAAACTGTGGGAGGAGAGCTACGTAGCGCGAGACTTCCAGGATGCTAGAGAGATTGCACTTGCAAGAAATCCTGGAGCAACTATTACAGGTGTTAGTGCAATTTTTGGTTCCGACGAAATTCCTGATCATTACAAGCAATAATGGAACTGAAAGACTGGTTGAACTCAATAAACTTTAATAAGGAAAACCTTATTAAAGAAGATCCCGATATCGTTAAACAGTATCCACCATTCATTGTCAATCGTTGCTTGTCTGGTCATTTGGATTGTGTTTTGTTTGCCAATGAGATGAATAAGAATGGTCATCTTGATAAAGACATGCAATATTCTTTTTATCTAAATAGTTTGAGGAAGCGTAAAAGGTTTTCTCCTTGGCTCCGAAAGGATAAGATTACTGATCTTGATATTGTCAAGCAATACT